ATAAGCGTGTCAGCGGAATTTGTGAGATTAGGGGTAATATTAGAAAGCACATTGGGAAGTAAATCAGCTGCACAACAGGCATTAAATCAGATATTAGAGTTCACATCTACTACTCCATTTAGGGTTCAGGAGGTAAGTAATGCATTTGTTAAGTTAACCAATCAAGGGTTTAAACCTACTGTAGCAGAACTCAGAAAGCTAGGAGACATAGCGGCATCTACTGGTAAAGATTTTGATCAACTTGCAGAGGCAATTATAGATGCACAAGTAGGAGAGTTTGAAAGATTAAAAGAATTTGGTATTAGAGCAAGTAAAGAGGGAGATAATGTGGTGTTTAGTTTTAAAGGTGTAGAGACACAGGTTGATAATACTAATGAATCAATAAGAGAATATATTCTATCATTAGGAGACTTGGAGGGTGTTACAGGAGCTACAGCTAAATTAAGTCAAACATTAGATGGTAGATTATCAACACTATCAGATTCATTTGATCAGTTAAAGAGAACAGTTGGAGATGAGGCCGCTCCAGCTCTGGGAGATTTAGTGGGTAAATTCACTGAATTTGTTAACATAGTTAATGAGTTCTTATCAGACCCTAGAAGTAGCTCGGGATTGTTAACATTCCTAAATGAGTTTCAAAATAGCCTTGCTACATTATTTGGAACAGGACAACAGGATGCGACATTTAAACTAGCTCAATACAATGGAGCTTATAAAGATCTTAACAAGGAGTTAAAGGATGCTATATTTAACACAAAGAGCCAAGAGGAGTTGCAAAAGAACTATAATAAGACATTAGATATTATAGTAAACTTGCAAAAGAAGTATGCGAAAGAATTGATAATAACCAATAAGGCTTTAGAGAATCAAGAAGATAAAGAGTCACAGGTAGCTAGAGTATTGGCGATTAGGCAAGCCCGATTTCAGGGATTAGTAAGTTCTTTAAAAATAGCTCCTCAAGTATTATTGAAATACTTTAGGGAACAAACCAAAGTATTTGAAAGAACTAAGGGAACAGCTAAGGCTACTAAAGAGCTAGTAGATGAGTATGAGAAGTTAGAAAAGATAGTTCCAGATGTAATACAAACAACATCTGATTTAGCA